AGCGTCGCCGGGGGGCGGGTGCTCCCCGCCGTCTCGGCCTTCGCCCGTAGCGCCGCCGACTCCACCTCGCCCCGGCGGGCCGTCAACTCGTCGCGGGCGTCGCGGTAGGCGCCGGCGGGCACCAGTCCCGACGCCAGGTCGATGGTCAGCCGGGCCAGCGCTTCGTCGAGGCGACCGACCTCGCGGTGCAGCCGGGCGACATCGGTGCGGGCCCGAGTGACGACACCCCGACGGGCAACTGCCGCTGCGGCGGCCTCGTCGAGATCGCTGGTCAGCCGGCGGAGCCACTCCAGGACCGCCGCCTCAGCCCGGTGCGCGGCAATCCAGGTCCCGCGACACGACCGGCTGGCCTGCCAGACGGTGCAGCGGAACAGTATCTGGGGCGCGCCGTCCCGGGCCGGCTTGGAATACGCCGACATGGCACCCCCGCACTCGCCGCACCGCAGCATCCCGGTGAGCACGTGACGTGGGTTGCGGACCCGCGCCGGAAGCAGCCGCTGAGCAACCCGTCGATCTCGGTAGGCCTGCCAGGTCCGGTCGTCGATCACTGGCTCATGCGCACCGCGCACGTGCTGGCCCCGAACCCGGAGCAGGCCCGCCCCGAAGCCGGCGTCGAGCACACGCAGTAGCGTGGAGATCGTCCAGGGGCCGCCGCCGAGCGTCGGCACCAGCCGGGCGTTGAGGCTGCGGACCAGCGGCATCGTGCCGGTGCCGGCGACGTAGCTGCGGTACATCTCGACCAGGACGGGCGCGGTGTCCGGGTCGGGCGCGTAGCCGGTCGCCCGGTCGTAGCGGTAGCCGAAGCGCGCCGTCGGGGTGTGCGGCAGCCCCAGCCGGAGCCGGCGGGCCTGGGCCTCCTTCCACTGCTCGCCGATCCGCTCGCTCTCGAACGCGGCCATCTCGGCGAGCATCCCGCGGGTGAAGCGGCCGGTCGATGTCGCGGAGTCCAGCGGCTCGGTGGCCGACTCCAGCACTCCCCCGACGCTCTCCACCCGGTCGACGGCCACGTTCCAGTCGAGCCGATTGCGGGCCACCCGGCTGATCTTCCAGACAACCAGCGCGTCGGCCTCACCGCCCTCGATCATCTGCACGGCCCGCTCGACCTGGCGGCGGCGCCAGAACCGCCCTGTGAGGTCGAGGTCGGTCAGGGTCTCGACCAGGACGTACCCGCGGCGGGCGCAGTGGTCCGTGATCGCCTGCACCTGCAACTCGGGCGAGACCATGTCGTCGCGCTCCTTGCTGACCCGTACATAGGCGACCGCGCGCAGCGGGACGTCGGGGACCGGCCTGAGCCCGCGTCGGGTCATGCGCTGTGCCGAGTCCGCTCTCGTCGACGAGCGTCCCGCTGCCGGCGCAACCGGTTCACCAGCATCGGCTCCGCAGCCAGCGCGGCGGGTGAGTCGATGAGGACGTTGAGGTGCTGGTAGAACCGCGTCGCCGAGATGTCGAGTCGATCGAGGATCGCCGTCTCCTTGGACCCGGCGAAGCGCCAGCGGCCCTTCTCGATGTCCAGGATCGTGCGCTGCTGCGGGGTAAGGGGGTCCTCGGTCACTTGGGCGAGCGTAGGGGCGGGGGCTGACAACTTTATGGCTTCGTCGCTGCTGCGTTGATCTTCGCGGCGAAGTTCCTGGCCTGCTCCCCCTTCTTCGGGTCGAGCTTGACGGAGAACGCGAACCCCTGGCCTTCTATCGTCAGGTACAGCTCCCGGTGGTCCTTCTTCTTGCGAAGGCCGAGGGCGAGCGGTCCGGTCAGGAGAAGTCGGGTTGCCGTGATCCGAGCGTCGACCTGGCCTGCGGCTTCAACCCTCGCGTGCGCGCCGGCAATAGGACCGCCGCCCTGCTTCGACTCGATCCGGTCGTCGACCAGCTTGATCCCCTCGAAACTCTCATGACTCATGCGATGTCCTCCTCGGCCGCCCGGAGGCGGTTCTCGATGTAGTCCTTCTCGGCGTCGGTCAGGCTGGCGAGCCGCGCCCGCACGGTCTCGACGTCTACGTCGAGCTCCTCGGCCAGCTGGTGCTCGTCCTGTGCCCAGAGCAGCCCGTCCACGAGTCCGTCGAGGGTGACGAGCCACCGTGCCGCCTTGGCGCTCGCCCGAAGCTCCTGTCGCCCGCTCAGTACTGCGTCGGCGCAAGCGGTGTCACCGGCGTCGGCATGGGCCAGCTCGTGCGCCAGCGCGCATCGGCGGCCGATCCGAGTTAGCCGATCATCGAGCACGATGCCATCGTCGGCCGGCAGCCACCACGCACGTCCGGCTGGTAGCCGGGTCGAGATGTAGGTCAGGTGCGGCAGCGCACGCAAGGCTGCCCAGGGTGAGTACGTCAACTCGATAGTCCACTTCGTTCGCGGGCAGCGCGGAGGAGGGCTCGCACGGGCTCGACCACGTCCTCGGGTAGGTCGGTCGCCAGAGCATCGAGGCCGAGTCCGACAGGACGGGGGTCCGGCGGCAGTTGCCTGGGCGACACGGTTCTGAGCCGTAGTACGGCGGGGCCTGACTCATCGATCACCGGCTCGCCGCCATCGAGGGTGTTGGCGATGCTGCCCCTCGCCCAGCCGACGACCTTCTCGATGTTGCGGAAGGTGCGAGCGCTACCACCGGACCCGAAGCGGATCTGGCGGAGCGTCTCGGTGCTTATGCCGGCCCCCTCGGCGATCTCTGTCCAGTCCATGTCGAGATCAAGCCGGCGGTCCTCCAGTAGTTGTGCCAAGCGCTCGCGTGGCGTCAACTCCTGGCCCATAGCCGCATCCTGCCGCGCCAAGGGCAGACAGGTCTAGGCAGGAAAAGACAGACGCGGGCAGGGTCGCCACGCCGAACCCTAAACGTCTGCCGTGTAGTTCCGCAGGTCAGCGCAGGTTCTGGAAGAATCTTGGCTCTACCTGTTGCTATCTGCCTGAACCTGTCCTAACCTGCGACCTATGGGAACCAGCAGGGTGAACGGAGCCGCTCTACGGGTGATCCGAGAGCGGAGCGACCTCTCGATCAGCGACGTGGTCGGTGGCGTCCGCGAGGCCGGGATCGACGTTCACCCGGATCACCTGCGCAACATCGAGCTCGGCCACAAGCAGCCCAGCCCCAAGCTGCTAGCGGCCATCGCCCGGGCGCTGAAGTGCCCGAAGGCCGCGCTGTATGCGGACGAGCAGGTCCCGGCATGACCACCCAGCCTCGCCCCACCTATGCCGAGGCGATCGCTACCGCGGGTGAGGCCATCGCGGACTCGCTGATCCGCCAGGCCGAGCGCTCCCCCCGCGAGGCAGCCCTGGCCGCCGGGTGCCGGACCGAGCCCGAGATCACCGCCTGGATCGCGGAGTTCCGGCCGAGCGAGATCGACTCTGACCGGGTGTCGGGCATGGTCGGCGACCCGCGCTTGCCGGCCCACTTCTGGGCGAAGGTCCGTCCGCTGCCCAACGGCTGCTGGGAGTGGACGGCTGCGGTCAACTCGGGCGGCTACGGCCAGTGGGGGGTTGAGGGCCGATCGAGGTCCGTCCACCGGATCGCGCACGAGACGTTCATCGGCCCCATCCTCGACGGCCTGACGGTCGACCACGAGTGCCACAACCGCGACATCGGATGTGCGGGCGGCCGGTGTCGTCATCGCCGGTGCTGCAACCCGGCTCACTTGAAGGCCAAGACCCAGGCGGAGAACTCCGCTGCCGGGCGGCGTGGCACGGCCAAGACGCACTGCCCGGCTGGTCACCCCTACGCGGGCTCCAACCTCTACGTCAACCCTCGCGGCGAGCGTCACTGCCGCATCTGCCAGCGAGCGAAGCGTACAAGGCCGCCGCGTACAAGGCCGCCGCGTACCCGGGCACTTACAGCCGCGAGTCCCTAGCAATGCGTCGGCCGGTCCCGCTCACAACGGGACCGGCCGGAGGACGCATCCGCAGTCTACGAGAGGACGTGCACGTGACCTGCAACGAAGGCCCGGCGACGGTCGTCGCCGACCACCGCACCGGGATGGTTGGGCTACGAGTCCACGTCTCAACGCTCGCGCCGTCCGAGGCGCGGCGGATCGGCGCCGACCTGCTGCTCGCGGCCGCGGAGCTGGAGGGCGACCGAAGGGCGCCAGTGAGCCGCGTTTCCGAGGCGCTAGGCCTGTCCCTCGGCGACGGCGTACGCCGGGTGTTGACGGCATGAGCAGGGTCAAGCTCCACTCCGCGCTGCCGGAGAGCAGCGGCCTGTCCACGCTCGGCAAGGAGCTGTGGGACGACCTCGGCGGCCGCTACCTCGCGGTCGTAGAGCTCAAGGTCGCCGAGCGCACCGAGCCCGGTGACGAGGACGCCGAGGCGTCCTGCAAGGTCCGTGTCCTGCGGTGCGAGGTCGCGACCACCGACGGGCCTGCCACCGCGCTGCGCGCCTTGCTGGATGAGCTGCGCTCCGCACGCGTCCCTGGCGACGCGCTGCCGTTCGAGGAGCCGTCCGAGCGCGACCGGCTGTTCGCCGACATTCGCGAGGCCGCTGACCGGCTGCGGATGACCGATGCCGACGTTGAGACCGGCGTCGCCCGCTACTACGGCAAGGCCCTCGGTGCGTGCTCCGACCAGGAGCTACGCGAGTTCGCCGCCTACCTCACCGAGGACGCCGACATCGCCGAGAAGCAGTCGGAGCCGCTCGTCGCCATCGAGGCCGGCGACCCGGCCGACATCGTCGACGTCGAGATCGTGGACGAGGACGAGGAGCCCGGGGGCGGTGAGCCGTCGTGAGCGCGGTCGTCGAGTGCCCGGTCTGTGGCGAGGAGTACCGGGGCAGCGGCCATCGCGACTGCGCGCGTCGCCTCGAGGCCGAGGAGCGTGGCGAGTGACCGCCGCCACCGCCGTGCGCCCGGTCATCGTCGCGCCGGCAGACCTGCCCCGCGACGAGTGGCTTGCTGCTCGCCGGCGGGGCATCGGCGGCTCCGACCTCGCCGCCATCCTCGGCATGGATCCGCGGCGCAGCCCGCTCGGCGTCTACTACGACAAGCTTGGCCAGCTGCCCGACGAGAACGTCGGCGAGGCCGCGGAGTGGGGGGTCCTGCTCGAGGACGTCGTGGCGCGGCAGTTCGGCCGCAAGACCGGCCTCGACGTGCGGCCCTCACCCGGGATCCTCGGCCACCCCGACCGGCCCTGGCAGATTGCCAACGTCGATCGCCTGGTGGCACCGGAGCCGGACGCGGAGCCGGACGCGCTGCTCGAGGTCAAGACGGCCAGCGCGTTCCTCGACGACCAGTGGGACCGCGACGGCGACCCGGAGCAGGTGCCGGACCGGGCGGCGCTGCAGGTGCACCACTACCTCGGCGTGACCGGCTTCGACCGCGCTCACGTGGCCGTGCTGATCGGCGGGCAGCGCTACCGCTCCTACCTGGTCCGACGCGACGACGAGCTGATCGAGCACCTCACCTCCATCGAGGCGGAGTTCTGGGATCGGGTGCTGCGCCGCCGGCCGCCGCCGGCGGACGGGTCGAAGGCCACCACCGAGCTGCTCGGTCACCTCTACGACGTCCAGCCTGATCTGGTCCGCGTCCTGGACGCCGCCGAGGTCGAGCCGCTGCTCGAAGTTCGGGCGGTTGCGAAGGCCGCGGAGAAGGCCGCGAAGCAGCACGCCGACGAGGCGGAGAACGTCATCAAGACACTCCTCGGCGAGGCCGAGGTCGGCGTTGTCGACGGCCGCCCGGTCGTCACCTGGAAGACCTACGAGCGCGTCGCCTACACGGTCGCGCCGTCCACCCACCGGCGCTTCAACGTGAAGAAGAGGGAATCGAATGGCCGCTGACCTAAAAGCCCGAGTCGCCACCCGCGCGCAGACCGGCAACGGGGCGGTGGAGAAGTCCCAGCCGACCACCGCTCAGTTCTTGGCCAGCATGGCACCTGAGATGGCCCGGGCGGTTCCCAAGCATCTCAACCCGGACCGGCTCGCCCGCATCGTCTTGACCGAGGTGCGTCGCACGCCCCTGCTCGCCCAGTGCACCCTCGAGTCGTTCGGCGGGGCCGTGATGACGTGCGCCCAGCTGGGCCTTGAGCCGGGCGCCACCGGCGAGGCGTACCTACTCCCGTTCAAGAACAGCCGGACCGGCAATTTCGAGGCGCAGCTCGTCGTCGGCTACCAGGGGATGGCCAAGCTGTTCTGGCAGTCCCCAATCGCGAAGTCCCTGGACGCGCAGGTCGTCTACTCCAACGACTATTTCGAGTACGAGTACGGGCTGGCGCCCAAGCTGATCCACCGCCCGGTCCTCAACGACCGTGGCGAGCCGATCGCCTACTACGCCGTGGCGACGACCACCACGGGCGGTTCCGCGTTCGTGGTGCTCTCCCGAGCCGACGTGGAGAAGATCCGCAAGCGGTCGAAGGCGAAGGACGCCGGGCCCTGGCAGACCGATTACGACGCGATGTCGCGCAAGACCGCCGTGCGGCAGCTGTTCAAGCTCCTGCCGAAGTCGCCCGAGCTGGCCCGGGCAGTTGCGCATGACGAGACGGTCCGCACCGAACTCGCACCTGAGGCCCTCGACGCGTCGCCGGCCTATATCGAGGCCGAGGTCGTCGACCCGCAGACCGGCGAGATCGCCCCAGACGACGACGGGCCGACGGTCGACGAAGCGCGCGCGGCCGTAGTAGCCCAGGCGGATGCGCCGCCGGACGACAACCGGACGCCGGACGACAACCCGATGCGGTACTCCGAGGAAGAGATCAGGGGCGCGTCGTGACCCTGGATGCGCGCCGGCGCAAGGCGCTGTCGATCCTGCGCGAGGGCCGGCTCACCGTGGTGCTGGCCCGTTCGGACATGGCGAAGCTGGTGCCGTACGAGGTGGTCGCCCAGGTCCGCGGCTACCGGGGGACGTACGCCGTCGACCTCCATGGCGGTGAGTGGGGCTGCACCTGCCGTGACGAGCAGCCCTGCGGGCACGTCGCGGCCGCAGGGCTCGTCACGGGGGCAGCCACCGCGACGGTGCGAGAGCGAGTGCCGGCATGAAGCTGGTGCTGGCCGTCCTGCTCGCCATCGTGGCGCTCGAGCTGGCGGCGGTCCTGCTCCTCGTCGCTGTCTGGCGGCGCGAAGACCGGCCGCCGCACCACCCCCGGCGGCCCATCGCCGGCCGGGGCACGTCGCCTTCCGTCCGAGCCTCGGTTCCGGCCACCCGGCTCGACGGGCATACCCAGCCGTCGCACTGCCACGTGCTGCCCGGTCGCGGCACCGTCCGGACGCAGCAGCAGCCATGAAGGTCCTCGGGCACCTCTGGTTGGTAGCGGCCGGTGTCTTCCTCGGACCGGCCGCGTGCGTGGCTCTCTCGGACGCCCGCGCGCACTGGCGTGCGTGGACCGCTGACCCGCCGGCGCAGGATCAGTCCCCCATCGGGTCCTGCGCCGGCGCCCCATCCCCGCGCAGCTGCCGCTCCACCGGCCGGGGGCGGCCGTGACCGCCGTCTTCCTCGACGCCGGCGACCTCGATGTCGATGACCCCCTGCCGGAGCGCTACGTCTTCACCGCCGAGGAGGCGGCCGCCGAGCTGCTCGGCGTACGGCCGAGCCGGGTCGCTGAGCGGCTCCGGTACGAGCGCCATGGCCGTCGTTGGGTGTACGCGGAGAAGCTCGCGGCGGACGCCAGCCTCGGCCGAGTCGTCCTGGCGTGGCTGACCGCCGAGATGGACCGCGGCCGGTGAGCGCCGCCGTGGGGCCGATGCACCGTGGCCGCGCCTCGCTGGTCCTCGCCGGCACCCTGGCAGCCGGCTGCTCCGGTCCTAGCGCCCACCCGGCTCCCAGTACCTCCCCGGCCGCAGTGGTTGCACCGTCGCCGGTCCTCGTCGCCCCGAGCCCTCCGCCGAGCCGGGCCGCCCGAAAGCTCCCACGGCCGCACGCGTCCGGGGCGTCTCGCTCTGGCAGCGCACCGCGTGCGGTCGTGGGCTGGCCCTGGGGAGCGCTGGCCCGCTGCGAGAGCGGCGGGAACTGGGCCTCGACGGCCGGCTACTACGAAGGAGGGCTCCAGTTCGCTCCCTTCATCTGGCGGGCGTTCGGTGGTCTCCGCTACGCGGCCCACGCCTATCAGGCGACTCCCGCCGAGCAGATCGCGATTGCCCGCCGGGTCCTCGCATCGCAGGGCTGGCGCGCGTGGCCTCGGTGCTCATTGAGGCTGGGACTGCGGTGAACCGCGCGGCGACTGGCGCAAGGAGTGCTGATCCCGTGACGACCTACAAGAGGGAGAGAGATGCCGGTGACGAGAACGACCCGCGGACGTGGATGAAGCGGCGGACGCCGGTTGCCGACGACCTCGACTGGATCGCCTGCTGGTACACCAGCCCTCTCTACCTTCACCGCGACCAACTCCCCGCCCGCCTGACCCTGCTCGTACGCGGCGGCAAGGTCTGGCCGTCGTGACACCCGACGAGACGCTCCAGCAGATCCGCGCCCTCCTGGATGAGGACCATCACCCGGTAGAGGTCAACACGATCGCCGTCCTGGATATGGCCCCGGCGCAGGACTTCACTGACGCCGGTTTCGACATGTCGCCCGGCGTGGAGCCGCAGTGGCGCGATGTGGCCATCGACACACCCGACGGCGTGATCTCGACAGAGCCGCCAACCATTCGCTGCTCGCACCGGGTGCAGTCCGCGCCCTGGCCGTGTCCGATCCGGGAGCGGTATACAGAACTACTTCGAGAGGGGACGAGATGAGTAAGTCCAGTGGTCGGGGGACGGGGTCCTTCCACCCGAGTCTTGGTCCATGGGGTGGTGGCCGGCAGCAGAACAACACCGACGACGACGACTCATATACCACCGACTTGCAGCAGAGCATAAAGGTCGTGCTCGGCATAGATATCCGTACCGCGCGCCTTGTTCATCTGCTCCACGCGATCCTGAATCACGGCGGGTGGGTCTCCTTCTCCCGGCCATTCGACGCCACCGATCACACCTTGGCTTGTGTGCAGTTTCAGATCGGCCCGGATCGGACCGAGGTCCAGGGTTGTAAGAGCACGCCGCGCGGCCGCGAAGAAGCTGCGGTGGCGCTCGCCCTGGCCGCCGTCTGGCCGAGAGTCATGGTGGCCATGGCGGACGCCCGGGAGGTCATTGGCGAGCGCGAGGCGGCTACGGCGGTGCTCAGGTGACTGACCTCCGCGCCGTACTGGTCGAGGTCAAGGCGGCCGAGGAGAAGGCAACGCTGTCGCCATGCCGCCACTTCGAGCGAATCCACATCAACGCGGCGCTTTTGTGGCTCCCAGTCCTTCGGGAAGCCGTAGAGGCAGTGCTGGGCATCACGCCGCCAACGTGGCCGGCGGCGAGTGCCGGCACACGTCGGGCTGCCGACTACTCCTTCGGCTGGGTTACGGCCATGGACGAGGTTCGCTCGGTCATCACGGCCAAGCTCACCGAGCCGGTCGAGGAGCCGGTGCCGTGACCCGCACGCTTACTCGTCTCGTACTGGCTGCACTTGCCGCGAGCGGGAGCCTAACCGCCGTGGTGGCCGCTGCCTGGGTGCTCCAGGGCCGTCAGGGCGACGCTTACGAGTGGGACGACGCCTACGAGTGGAGGGCGGCATGATGAGCGCACCGAAGGCCAGCCAGGACGCCCGTCGGGAGCACACGTCCGCCAGATCGCTCGAGCGATCGCGCCCGGGCACGGCCTGTCACCGACCGATCTCCGCGTCCTCCGCGTCGCCCGGCGGGTCGCCCGCAAGGCGGGGTTGACGTCATGACCACCGCCGTCCGCTGCGATTGCTGCGACCTGCCGGTGGAGTCGTGCGGCCGAGCCGCCGAGCAGCGTCACCGCCGTGAAGCTGCCGCGGAACGTCAGCGGGCGCTCTCGCTGCCGGGTTACTTCCCGGCGCTGTACCCCGGCATGTGCGACGACTGCGGTGAGCGGTTCGGTCCCGGCGACCTCATCCGCCGCGCGCCTAGTGGTTACTACGTCGACGGGTGTGGCGCGTGACCCGCCCTGTCCGCGCTCCTGTCGTCAAGTTCGCCGTCTACGGCTCGCCCGCGCCCCAAGGCAGCAAGCGCTTCGTCGGGACCAGCGGCGGCCGTGGCCGCATGGTCGAGTCCAGCAAGGCAGTCGCGCCGTGGCGTGAAGCTGTCCGCTCGGCAGCGGTCGAGTACCTGCACGGCGGCTCGGCGTCGCTCCGGTACGAGGACTATCCGACGTGGGTCCCGCTGGCTGGCCCGCTTGCGGCGTCGCTCATCTTTACGGTCCGCAAGCCGTCTTCGGCACCGAAGCGGACGCGCACCTGGCCGGCCACGCGCCCGGACGTCGACAAGTACGCCAGAGCGACCCTGGACGCCCTCCGAGACGCCGGGGTGTACGCCGACGACGGCCAGGTGGTCACGCTGGCCGCGGAGAAGTGCTACCCGGGCGAGCACCACGCGGCCCTTTCGTCTCCCGGAGTGCGGATCTCGATCGCGCTGGTGACGTCGTGACCGCTGTCACCCCGGCCCAGGGCCAGCTCGAGACTCGGGCCCTGCGGATGCTGCGCGACGGTGCATCGCCGCGGCAGGTGTTCGAGGCGACCGGGATTCCCCCCGCACGGCTGGAGCGGCTCGTTCGCGATTTTCCGGGTGCCGCCCCTGTCACCACGGTGACACGCCCTCTTGCCGTCGCACCGGCCACCACGGCGCCCCAGACAACCTGGCTGCGCGCCGGCGACCTGTTCGTCCGGCGGCATCGACGTGGCGGGCCAGCTCCCAGCGGTGCCGGCCGTCCACAACGGCGTACCGCGGCCGCGCACTCGGCCCGCGCGGTCGCTGACCTCGATGACGCCGAGCAGGGCGGGGTCGTAGTTCCGGACCATCTCCAGCACCCGACGCGGGTCGAGGTCGCGCTGATAGCTCTCGTCGACGAGGACCGGTTGGTCACGGCGCTGCAGGCCGTCACGCCGCTGCAGCTCAAGGCGAAGGCGCGCGCCTTCCGGGAGATCCAGAGTGGAAGCCTGCCATTCCTGACCGCCAGCGTGATCGTGCAGCTCCTCAACGACCACCGCACCGGTGTCCGTGCGCTGCCGCCGTTCGCGACCCGAGCGGCGGAGTGGCAGCGTTCAGCCGGTCGGCCGGTCATCGTTCCCACAGAGCCGGACCGGGCTTCCTCGCGGGAGCTGAACCTACGGTGAAGAAGCGCGAAGGCGACCAGGACCTGCCCACCATCAACGATCGCCCCGACATCCAGGGCATGGTCGTCGCTGACATCGTGGCCCGGCGTCAAGTCGGCATCGAGCGGTACGGCACGGCGCTACAACCGTTCAATGGCCGGGACGTTCTCCGCGACATCTACGAGGAGCTTCTCGACGCCGCTTGCTATGTGAAGCAAGCCATGGTCGAGCGAGACATGCTGAGCGGTACGGCATGAGCCCCTACCGCCGCCGCCCCGTTCCCAGCCTCCAACAGCCTCCCTGGCAGCACCTCGCGGCCTGTAGTGGCACCGGGATGTACCACGCCGCAGAAGCCGACGACGTGCAGGACGCTGCGCCGCTGCTCGCACTGTGCCAGGGGTGCCCCGTCCGGGCCGAGTGCGGCGGACTGCGCACGCGGGAGCCGGAAGCCCTCGAAGGTGTCTGGGGCGGCGTCGTGTTCTGGAAGGGCAAGCCGACGACGAGAAGGCGCCCCGTCGAGCAGGTGCGCAGCGTCGAGCAGGTGCGCAGCGTCGACGGGGAGTTCTGCCCGAGCGTCGATCCGGTCAAGGTGGAGCGCGCGCTGGCCGGCGAGCGGGTGGAAGTGCGGGACACGCACGAGCGGGCGGCGCTGGTACTGGCGCTGACCGCGGCCGGGATGCTGCCGACCCGGATCGTGGCGGCGCTGCACATGGGCGGATCGCGGGTCCGCAAGGTGGCCAACGGAGACCAGGTGAAGAAGAACCAGCCGGCCAATCGCCCGGCGCGACCTGTCAGTCCTCCTTGCCTCTGTGGGAGGCCGCATCACGCCAAGGGCCGATGCAAGAACTGCTACCGGCGGGAGCGTGGGCGGTGACGCTGCAATGGCACACTCTCGACTGGAAGGGCGTCGCCTGATGAGCTGGGCACGGCTGGACGACAGCTTCCCGATGCACCGCAAGATGCGGCGGTGTTCGGACGCGGCCTTTCGCCTCCATGTCTCAGCAATCTGTTGGTCGAACGCGCACCTGACTGACGGGCTGGTCCATAACGACGAGATCGACCTGGTGTCCGACGTGCGCCGGCCGGAGAAGGTGGCCGCCGAGCTGGTCGACCGCGGGCTGTGGGAGAGGCTGCCGTACGGGTGGCGAATCCACGACTACCTCACCTACAACCCCTCCGCCGATGACGTCCGGGCGAAGCGGGCCGGGGTTCACGGTGTCCGGGTAGCGGCCGGACGGGCGGGTGGGATAGCCAGCGGGGAGGCCCGCCGTCGAAGCAAACGCGAAGCAAACGGCGAGGCAAACGCGAAGCAAGTTGCTGGCCCGTTGCTCGGTAGCTTCGGAAGCCCCGTACTTAGTACTTGTACTTCAGTTGATAGAACCCCCTCACTAAACGTAACGCGCGAGGATCATGAAAAGCCGGGGGTCGTCCCACCGGACCAACGGGCCGAGCACGTCCGCGCTGCGCGCTCCCGTGCCGGCTTCCGGGTCGAGGCATGGACCGACGCGGCCTGTCAGCGCGCCGTCGACGCGGTGGCGGTTCGGGCGAGCTACGACGAGGCGTGGGAGGCGCTTGCGGTGGTGGCCTTGTGGCCGGACTCGGGGGCTCCGGGGCGACTCGCACACCGGCTGGAGGAGGCACTGGGCGAGGCTCGGCGGTTGCGGCGAGAGGCCGGCAACGACGCGGCTGGGCGGCGGGTCGTGGCCCAGCTGCGAGGTGAAGCACTGCCGTCGCCGGAGGTTGCGGCTCGGGGCGGGGCAGCGGCCCGTGACGTGTTCGCTCGGCGGCCGCGTCGGCCTCCGGACATGGGGGCGATGCCGGCCCCGGTCGTGATCGAGGAGCAGGAGGCAGGGTGAGCGCGGAACTCTTGGACAGGCCGGCTCTGACGCAGCCTGGTTCCGGAAACCCGAAGGTGACTCACCTCGTCCGCAACCCTGGCGCCGTTGCCGAGGCGTACGTCATGGGCACCGAGCTTGTCGCCCTGTGCGGCTACCGCTGGGTGCCATCGCGTGATCCCCATGGCCTGCCGCTCTGCCGGCAATGCAAGACGATCGCTGCGCTGGAGTACGGGCAGATGTTTGATGGCTGAAGCCGTCTGCCCGCTTCTGCACCGACACGAACCGGACCGTCCCCGCCGAGCGGCCGATTCAATGCGGATTTGCATCGGGCACCTGAGGCAGCTGCGCCGGGCGATCGCCGAGATGCCGGTGCTGTACGCCGCCCTGTTGCACGCGCACACCCTCTCGAGCGCACGGCAGTCGAAGGTCTCCGGCACGAAGACTCCTCGCATCCCGGTTCGCGAGGAGGTCGCGGATGCACGTGCTGCGATCCTGGGCCAGCTCGCGACCCTGGCCGAGGAGGTGGCCGAGAAGCGAGGGCTCGTCCCGCCCGATCGAGACGTGTGGACCCTCGCGGTGTGGCTTGGTAGGCACGTGGACTGGATCGCGGCTCAGGAGATGGTCGTTCACGTCGCCGCCGAGCTGGCCGAAACCGAAGCGCTGGGCTGGCGGCTCGCTTATCCCAGTGGTCGTCGTCGCATCGTTGTCGGCGAGTGCGTCGAGCAGGTGGCGAGCGACGTGCTGACCCGCAGGTCGCTCGGCTGTCCCGGCGTCCTGGTGGCCTACGTCGCACGCACGGACGACCTGTTGCCGAGTGCCGTCCAGTGCGACCTTGACGAGACGCACTGTTGGACCGCGGACCGATGGCTGCTGCTCGGCCGCCGGGTGCATGGTGCGGCATGATCGTATCCCGTGGAGTACGACGCCGACGGGGAGCCACTGATCGACACCGCTGCCGTGGCGCTTGCCCTGGGTGTCTCGCCCGCGGCGTTGCGCCAGCACCTGCGCCGCCACCCTTGTTGGCTCCAGTGCCGCCGCCGCGGGCCGCGTGGGGTCGCGCTGTATCGACTTGCCGACGTCCGACACGCCGTCGAGCGGCGCGGCTTGACAGACCGAACTACACCGGTGTTACATCTGAACCGCTGCTGACTAACCGTGCCCGGAACCAGGAATCGCCCCGCCATCGAGCGGGGTTTCGTCGTGTTCGGGGGGTCGGCCCGGATGCCACCTGACTGCCGTGGCCGCGGGGGCCGGCCATTCGTGCGGCTCAGCGCCGCACTGCGGCGCGATGTCCGGAGTGGTGCACCGTGCTGGATCTGCCTGGAGCCCATCGACCTGACGGCCGAGCCGCGAACCTCGCGTAGCTTCAGCGTTGACCACGTCGTGCCGCTTAGCCGAGGTGGCCGCCCGCTCGACCGGGGCAACGCGCGGCCAGCGCACTACGGGTGCAACTCAGCACGAGGAGACGGGACGCGGGCTCGTGCTCGTGAAGTCATCGGGTCGGGGCGATGGTGAGCTCTAGAAAATCTGGCGATCTTGCTGCTGCCGGAAGACCCAGGTCGACCCGTTCTCTCCCCGAACCGTCCACCACCAAGCGCCGGTACGGCACCGTCGAACGCGCCGTGCGCGAAGAGCTACGCCGAGTCCGCGCGTCGGACGTTGCTCCCGGGCTCGCTCAGTCGGCCATCAAGCTTGCGAAGACGCTCGACGCCACCAGTGCGGCGCGAGACACGGCGGCGCTCGCCCTGGAGCTCCGACGCACGCTTGCCGACGCTGCCGCCCTGGCGGCGGGCCAGCCGCGAGAGGAGTCCGCCGTCGATGACCTCGCCGCCAAGCGAGCTGCACGACGCGCAAACGTTAGGACATCAGCGGCCTCGGATCTCTAGCGCGCCGGCGGCATTGTCGTCGGCGGGCGAGGAGGCCGTCGCCCTCGCGTCCTCGGCTGGACTCATCCTCGACCCCTGGCAGCGGTTCGTCCTCGACGTCATGCTTCGGGAACGGCCGGACGGCCGGTGGGCGGCCTGGGAAGTCGCCCTGGTGGTCGCCCGGCAGAACGGCAAGGGCGCGATCCTCGCCGCACGCGAGCTAGCCGGCCTGTTCCTGTTCGGCGACATGCTGATCCTGCACTCGGCCCACCTGTTCAAGACGGCGCAGGAGGCCTTCCGCCGCATCGATGCACTGATCCAGCGGACCCCCGACCTCAAGCGCCGGATCAAGAAGACCAACTACGGCAACGGCGAAGAGGGCATCGAGCTCCGCTCGGGCGCACGACTGGAGTTCGTCGCCCGCAGCGGGAAGTCCGGCCGTGGGCTGACCGGCGATGTCAACGTCATCGACGAGGCCATGGACGTCCCTGAGCACGCCGTATCAGCGCTGATGCCGACGATGGCCACCGCCATGAACCCGCAGGTGATCTACGCGGCATCGGCCGTCGACCAGCAGAACCCCGCACACGCGAACGGGCTGACTCTCGCCCGCCTGCGGCGCCGTGGATTGGCTGGCGACACGGAGTCATTGGCGTACCTGGAGTGGTCGGTCGACGAGGATCGCTATATCAACGACCCGCAGCGCGTGGCGGCGGATCCGGACGCCCGCGCGCAGGCGAACCCCGGACTCGGCATCCGCATCACCGCCGAGCAGATCGACCGCGAGATGCGCTCGATGTCAGCGCGGTCGTTCGCGGTAGAGCGACTCTCTGTCGGCGACTGGCCGACCGATGACGAGGCGCCCGAGGTCGTGATCGACGTGGCCGCCTGGCGAGCACTCGCCGACCCGGTCGCGCTCCGACCAGCTGGCCCGGTGGCCTTCGGGCTGGCCGTGTCCCGGGATCGCAAGTGGGCGAGCATCGGCGCCGCCAGCCGGCTGCCGGACGGGAAGCTGCACGTCGAGCTCGTCGACAACCGGCGCGGCCTCGGCTGGGTTGTCGACCGCGTGGTCGAGCTCCTGGCCGGGCGCAACTTCCGGGTGGCCGTCAACCCGTCGTCGCCGGCCGGCGCATTCCTGTCGATGCTGCGGGAGCGAGGCATTACGCCACTGACCGCAACCAGCCCCGAGATCGCGCAGGCGAGCGCCCGGTTGTACGACGCCGTGACCGGCGACCCACCCGCCCTGCGGCACCTCGGCCAGCCCGCACTGGACACCGCCGTCGGCGCCGTACGCCGCCGGAAGGTCGGCACCGCCGGTGCCTGGACCTGGGACGAGGAGAGCTCTCCGGTGGACATCGCACCCCTGGTCGCCGTGACCCTCGCTGAGCATGGGCTGACCGCACCCGGGCCGCGTACGCCGGCACCGCTGCCGAAGCTCGCCCCGCTGATACACCGGTCCGAGACCGCGGACCTCGCCACCGCTGGCTTCTGACCGGGAGAGGGGCCGCCGTGCCGGACATTCGCGGCGCGGTTCCCCTTCGGGAGGTCGGGTACGCCAACGCCAAGCAGTCCTGGTGGCAGCTCGGTGATGAAGAGCCGACGCCTGAACTCCGCTGGCCGGCGTCGATCCCCGTTTACGACGCGATGCGGCGTCAAGACGCCCAAGTCACCTCAGTGCTCCGCGCTGTCACGCAGCCGGTACGCCGGACGCCATGGCGGGTCGAGCAAGCCGGTGCCTCACCCGAGGTCACACGGCTCGTCGCCGATGACCTGGGGCTGCCGCTCGTTGGCGAGGCACCGACACCGATGCCGCGGACGCGAGATCGCTTCTCCTGGCCCGAGCACCTTCAAGCCGCTTTGCTGATGCTCGCCTACGGCCACTCATACTTCGAGCAGGTCTACCGGATCGACGATCAGGGCCGCGCTCGGCTCCGTAAGCTGGCCCCGCGGATGTCGCGGACCATCGCGGCGGTGAATGTGGCCGCAGACGGCGGCCTCGAGAGCATCGAGCAGCACGCACCGGGTGGTGCCTCGTCCAAGACGGTCAAGATCCCGGTCGCCCGACTCGTGGCGTACGTGCACGAACGCGAAGGCGGCAACTGGCTCGGCTCATCGCTGCTGCGCCCGGCGTACAAGCACTGGCTCCTCAAGGACCGGCTGCTCCGCGTGCAGGCCCAGACGATCGACCGCAACGGCATGGGCGTCCCGCGCTACACCGGCCCGGAGAACCCCGAGGACGCGGTAGCTGACCTCGACCATGGTCTGGCGCTGGCGAAGTCCTGGCGCTCTGGCGAGAACTCGGGTGCCGCCATCCCGTTCGGGGCGAAGCTCGACCTCGTCGGAGTCGAGGGAGCGCTGCCTGACGCCGGTCCGGCGATCCGCTACCACGACGAGCAGATCGCCCGGGCGGTGCTGGCCCACTTCCTCAACCTCGGCACCCAGACTGGCTCCTGGGCACTCGGGACGACCTTCGCCGACTTCTTCACCCTGTCGCTGCAGACGCTCGCGCAGCAGGTGGCCGACGTCGCGACCCAGCACATCGTCGAGGACCTGGTCGACGTCAACTACGGGCCCGACGAGCCGGCGCCACGGGTCGTCTTCGACGAGATTGGCTCTCGCCAGGTCGTCACCGCCCAGGCGATCAAGATGCTGCTCGACTCCGGCGCGCTGTTCGCCGACAAAGCGCTCGAGGAGTTCCTCCGCCAGCAGTACGGCCTGCCGCCCAAGGACTTCACGTCACCGGGGGAGACTCAGTGAACCCGTTCCTGCGCCAGCCTGGTGCGTACCACAAGACGCCGATCCGCGCCGAGCAGCCTTCCCCGCGGATAGCGGACGGCGTGGCGGTGCTGCGCCTCTACGACCGGCTCGACTCCTGGGGCGGCGACTGGGGCGTGTCGGCCAAGGAGTTCGTGGCCGCACTCGATGAGCTCCCGGCCGACACGACCGAGATCCGGCTGCTCATCAACTCGCCCGGCGGGGCTGTCTGGGAAGGCCTCGCCATCCTCAACGCGCTGCGGACGCACCGCGCCCGAGTCGTCGCCGTCGTTGAGGGCATCGCCGCATCGGCCGCGTCGTTCATCGCGGCCGGCATGGACGAGCTGGTGATGGCCCGCAACTCCGAGCTCTTTGTGCATGACGCGTGGGGCATCTGCATTGGCAACTCCGCTGACATGGTGAAGATGGCCGCGGATCTCGCCCACGAGAGCGACAACATCGCCAGCGTCTACGCCGAGAAGGCCGGCGGAACCGTCCAGCAGTGGCGCATCGCGATGGCCGCCGAAACCTGGTACAGCGCCCAGGGAGCAGTCGACGCCGGCCTCGCCGACCGGGTCGACAACATCAAGGCCGACGACGGCGCCAAGGCGCGGTTCGACCTGTCGGTCTTCAACGTCGCTGGTCGTCGGCAGTCACCCACAGCTCCCGCTCCCGTGTCGGCGAGCGGGCCAACCTCAACCGCACAGGAGGAATCCATGCCCGTCATCACCGACGAGCACGCGGCCGCTCTCCGCACGCGGCTGGGCCTGACCGACGCCGACGCCGACGGGGACACCATCCTCGCGGCGCTCGACGAGGTCCTGGCCGAGCACACGGAGAACGCCACCCCGACCCTGCCCGAGGGCACGGTCCCCGTCGACGTCGTCCAGCTCGAGGAGCTGCGAGTCGCGGCCCGAGCCGGTCTCGAGGCACGCGAGCAGCAGCACCGCGAGGAGCGCGAGCGCACCGTCGCGGCCGCGGTCGCCGACGGCCGCATCCCGCCCGCTCGGCGTGACCACTGGCTCAACCAGCTCGAGGTCGACCAGGGCGCGGCCGCGGTGCTCACCTCGCTCGAGCCCGGCCTGGTCCCCGTCGGTGAGCCCCGCGGCTACACCGGCGGCCCCGAGTTCACCGCCGACGACGCGGCCTACGCGTCCCTCTTCGGAAAGGACGCGTAGTCATGGACTACCTGCCGCTCTACAAGCCCGGCCAGTCGGTGCCGCTGCAGGCCTCGGCCGCCATCACCGGCGGGCAGCTCGTCGTCGTCTCGGGCACGGGCACCGTCGCCCCGTCGAGCGTGGCGACGCATGCCTGGGTCGGCGTCGCTGCCCAGGATGTCCCCTCTGGCCAGAAGGTCACCATCCACAAGGGCGGTGTCCAAGAACTGACCGCGACCGGTGCGATCACTGCTGGTGACCGGGTCATCCCGGCAACCGCCGGGACGGTGGCCGCGCTCGGTGCCGGCACCGACTACTCGCAGGTCGTCGGCGTCGCGCTCACCACGGCGGCCAACGGCGCCAAGGTCCAGGTCGACTTCGTCCGCTAGCGGGCGACCACTCAGAGAGGAAGTGAGCAACCGTGTCCATCACGTACCCGCCCGCAGCGCCGACCATCACCGGCGACATCGTCAGCATCAGCCGGTTCCTGGCCTCGCCGGCGCAGATCGCCCGCCGGCTGCGGACTCTGGCCCAGCAGCGGTTCATCTCCGACGCGCTCCTGACCGGGCGCTTCGTCGTCGTCGGCGGCGCGATCCAGTACGAGCAGGGCGAGTCGATCTACGCCGACCGCGTTCCGCAGACCATCAGCCCCGGTGGCGAGTACCCGCTGACCACGCTCGGCACCGGACCGGCGTCACTGGCCAGGACCGAGAAGTGGGGCCAGGACTCGATCATCACGGACGAGTCGATCAAGCGGCAGCTGATGAACCCCGTCAACCGGGCGCTCGTGAAGATGGTCAACCAGATGGTGAAGACGGTCGACTCGGTCTCCCTCGCCGCCATCGCCTCGGCGGTCACGGCCACTCGAGCCGCGACCGCCGCATGGACCTTGGCCACGGCCAGGCAGATGTTCCTCGACGTCGGGCTCGCCAAGGCGTCGATCCTCGGCCTGAACCAGGGCTACGACCCGGACACCGTCGTCCTCGACGACACCCGTTGGACCTACGCCATGGCGTCGTTCGTCGACGCCGGCTACCTGCCGCGCGAGAGCGCGTCCGGCGCGGTGCAGACCGGGGTGTTTCCCGTCATCGAGGGGATGCGCTGGCTCCGATCGCCGAACATGCCCACCGCCAACACCGTCCTGGTGCTGGATTCCCAGCAGCTCGGCGGGATGGCGGACGAGGACCTCGGCGGCCCCGGCTACGTCAACAGTGACGGCGTCGGCGTGCAGGCCAAGACCATGCGCGAGGACGAGAACGACCAGTACCGCGTCCGCTGCCGCCGGGTCACCGTCCCGGTGGTCCTCGAGCCCGGCGCCGCGTGCGTCGTCACCGGCGTCTGAGCCGAGATCGGAGACCGAGAATGACCACGACCTACACGGTCAGCGCGCCGCTAGCGCTCGCGAAGGGCACCGACGGCAGGATCGGCTACTACTACCGGGGGGCCACCCTCGAGGACAACGTGCCGGCCGAGGAGAAGCAGCGGCTGGTCGACCTCGGGATGGTGACCGCACAAGAGGCCCTCCCGCCCATCGGCTGGGACCCCTCGGTCGACTTCGGAACCGAGATCCCCTCAGTGGTCACCGGCGAGCCCGCCGTCGCGTCACCCGACACGACGCCCGAGGACGGCAAGCCCGGCACGGCGGCATCCAAGGCCGACTGGGTCAACTACGCGACGTCGCGGGGCCTGTCCCGGGAAGAGGCCGAGGCCGCCACCAAGGCCGACCTGATCGACCGCTTCGGCGGCTGAGCCCGATCAAGACCTCAACCCGACCCGGAGGAGGCGTCCGATGACGCTCGGGACCACACGGCCGACGTCGACGCTCCACCGCGTCGTCATCCCGGCCCCAAAGCCGCCGCTGAGCCTCGCGGTAGCCCGATCCTTCGGGCTCGCACAGCCCGGGCAGCCGGCCGAACTCAAGGCGTGGAAGCGGGACAACGAGGCCCACCTCGAGCGCGGCCTTCGGGACCTGGAGGCTCGGGAGCGAGGCCGAGGCCCGGCCTTCCTCGGTGCCCTCTGGGCGGTGCACAACCGCCTCGACGGTTCCCGGCTCGACCTCGGGCTCATCAGCGCCCGGGTGGTCACCACGGCCGGCGTCAACTACCTCGTGCAGGCGCTGCAGAACCTCGTCGAGCCGGAGCTGCTCCGCTTCCACGGCATGGGGACCGGGACTGCGGCCGAGGCGACGACCGACACTGCGCTCGGCACCGAGTTGACCACCCAGTACACGACCACGAGCGTGCGACCCCAGGGCACCCTGACCCAGGGCGCCGCGGCGGCGAACATCTTCGAGACGGTCGCCACCGTCTCGGTGAAGGCGGCAGCCGCGATCACCGAGCACGGCATCTTCTCTCAGGCGGCGGCGCCGGGCGGCACGCTGCTCGATCGCTCCGTCTTCGCGGTGGTGAACTTGGCCACGAACGAGTCCGTGCAATTCACGTACCAGTTGTCCCTACCCGCCGGGGGTTGATCATGACTGACACCCGCAAGGTCACCTGCTCGGAGTGCCACAAGCGCTCGGAGATCATGGCGCCGGCCGAAGACCACGACGGGCCGGTCGTCTGGCGCTGCCCGCAGCCGCGCGAGGACGGCGAGCTGTGCGGATCCACGAACGAAGTCACCTGATCCGCTAGATGCCAACCATCGGCCAGGCACTCACCGCCTACGTTGACGGCGTCCTGGTGGCCTGGGTCGACGTCGTCACGGACAACAAGGGCCGGGCGACCAGCGCCACCATCACCGTGCTGCCGGGCTTCACGGCCGTCTGGAACCTGCAGGACAGCACCGGCGCCACGGCAACCGGCACGGTGAGCTGCGCGGCCACGCACGCGGGCAACTGCACGCAGACCTGGGCACTGCCTAACGCGGACCTGACCAACTACTCGGCCGGGATGACCGCCTCGCGGTACACGGGAGGGTAGGCCGTGGCGATCGCTGTCGGGGCGGTTGCCGGTGGCCAGGGCTCGGGCACCGCCGCCCGGACGATGACCTACCCCACGGTCAACGCCGGCGACGTGGTCGTCTGCATCATCGAGTGGGGCGGCAACATCAACCTCACCGTTC